ATGGCGTGGATAGCCGTACTTGCTCCTATTGTGCGGCTGATAACGGCAAACAGTATAAGCGGGGTGAGGAGCCTAGCTTACCTCGTCATCCTAATTGTAGATGTATCTATATTCCTGTAGTTGAGGACACCTTTAGCTCTGGTGAGCTCAATGAGCTTACTAACTCAGTTAGAGGGGCTGAAAACTATGAGAAATGGATGGAGGAGAACGCTGATAAGCTAAATCCTGATGGTACCCTTAAAGAGGGCTGGGAGAGAGACTGGAAAAACGGCGGTAAGCTGGTGTATAAAGGTGATCCTGAGGGTGCTAAGTCAGTACAGAAAACGGCTAAAGAGCTTATACAGGAGGATGTAGATAAGGTTATAGCGGAAAATGATGGAAAGCGGAAAGATCTCCAGATGCAGATTGATACTAAGAATGAGGAGTATAAAAATATCCCCTCTAAGTATCAGGCTCAAGTAGATGATCTTGAGGCTAAAAAAGCTGAGGCTCAGGCTAGAGCTACCGCTAAAAAGCTGGAGAAAGAGGCTCTTGAGGCAGAAAAGGCTACTATCCCTCAGCGGAGAGAGGCTTTGTTAGCTGAGTATGATGCTAAGCGTATTTCAGATAGTGAGTATACTGAGAGGAGTGAGGCGATAAGAGCAGATAGGCGGAGGCTTAAGGATCTCATTGCTCAGGTTGAAAATGAGTATTATTCTTGCTATAATGAAATAGACAGCTATAACAATGCTATCCAGAGGATCTCTAAGCAGATAGCAGATGATAGGTATAAACTTATGGCAGAGATACGGAGCCTAGATGATGAGATCAGGCTTTTGTATGCCTTTGAGCAAGATTTACACCTTGATATAGACTATGTAGGAGATAGCCTTGAGAGGTATGCTCATATAGGTGAGTTTAGATCCATAAGAGAGGCTCTTAGAGCTAATACCTCTTTTGATTTTGATGCTTATAGCTCTGAGCTGGTAAAAATGGCTCAGAGAATGGATGGAGATGCTCTTGAAATAAATAAGGCTCTTTCTACCGTTATCTCAAATAATCATTATTCTGATAAGGGTACTGGGTGGTACTCTCCTGTTAAGAGGCGGGTAGAGATGGATATGAGTAGTAATACTCATGAGAGAGCTCTGGGTAATGGGTTATCTGGTAGCTGGCAAACTAAGTACCATGAGGAGGGGCATCAGTTAGATCATATTTTAGCTAAGGTAGATGATGTAGCTGGATCTGGTAGCGGTTTTCAGTGGGCTTTTACAGATCCCTCTACAGCTACAGGTAAAAAGATACAAGCGGCTCTTGAGGAGGATCTCTTAGGGTTTGTAAATCAGGCGGTATCCTACTATAATGGGGTGCATAGTGCTGATAGCGGATTTAAGGCGGTAAAGGCTATTACTAGCTTTGACAGGTTACCTAGAGAGGTGCGGTATGCGTTTGATGAATTTTACTGTAGTCTTACCTCTAGCGGTATGGATAAAGCTGAGGCTTGTAGGATGGGTATATTCTTAGATGCTATAGGACTTTTCACAAAAGACAGGTTAAGTAGAAATACCCTAAGTTGTGGGGGCTGGGGGCATGACAGCTCTTATAACAAAGATAGGGGCAAGGCTGGCTCCGCCAGTGAAACATGGGCTACTTTTTACTCTTTGCGTACAGCGGGTAGTAAAGCTGAGGTAACTAGGGCTCAGGAGCTTTTACCTAAAACATGGGGAGTTATGGATGGAATTTTCCACAGTATCTCTGAATATGTGAGGAAAAGCGGATTAAGTTATTAAGAGGAGATGTAAAAATGGCTAAAAAAGAGTTTGATGAGATCCAGAGAGATATTTATAGCAGATCCCCTATAGGCAGAGCTTACCTTGAGTATAATGATGCTGTGGGTGGAGAGCCTTTTGGGTATAATAACTCTATGCCTGTGGAGGTTTTTGATGCTGTAGATACTCAGTATGGAGGGGTTGTGGGTCTGTACCATGAGTGTATTAAGCGGGGTAAAACATGGGAGGAGCTCTTAAATACCTCTGGTAACTGGGATCATCTTGAAAATGGGGAGTAAAAATGGGCGGCTACTGGCTTAAATGCTGGTAGCCGCTTTTTTTTCTTTTCTAAAAATGTGCCTGTTATGTGCTTATGATTGTATATAGGAGGCAGATGATATGTATGTTATTGGCGTGGGGAATGTAACAGAGTGCAATAAGAGTTACATACACCTTAATGATGAGGGGAAACAGTCTTCTATTAAGGCTACCAGAGAGCTTTTAGAAATTATCAGAGATCAGGCGGAGGCTGAAACTGAATTTTACCTCAAAATGAGGGCTATTCTTTATGAGGAATTTGAAAAGCGGAGAGATGCTGTACAGAAAAAGTATCACTTTATTTCTGATGAGGAGGTTGAGGAGAAAAATAGGCAGAGCGGGTATAAGGATGGGCTTTTTATCAATATTCATAAACAGGTAAATAATGAGGAGTGTACTAGGCAATATAGTAGTGTTTACGGTTTTGGGGATGCGTGGGTATTTGCTGGAGAGTGCTGGGAAAGAGTTTTTAGGCTAAAAAGGCAAGCTGAGGCGGCTTTAAGATCTTTAAGATGAGAGAGGAGATTATCCTCTCTTATTTTTTTTGCTTTTTCTTTGAAAATCGGTGTAACTATCTTTCTTTTTGCTGTAAAAGTATTTCTTTTCTATGGTATATTCTTTCATTCAGGGGGTTGCAAATTGCTCATAATGTACCCTTGTATATTGAGGAAATAAAGGGTTGCTGAGGTAATAACCTACGGGGGATTACACGGCAAAACTTAAATTTTTTAAGGAGGTCTTTAAGATGGCAGACGAAACTAAGAGCACTGAAACAATGGAAACCAAACCTACAGGCACAAAGGAAACTACTCCTACTACTCCTGAGGCTGGTGCTAAGGGTACTAGTGATACCCCTCCCGCAAAGACGGAGGAGGAGATCCGTGCTGAGCTCCAGAAAGAGTATGAAAAGATGGCTGATCGGCGTGTAACGGAGGCTATCAAGAAAAAGGAGAAAGAGTGGGCTGAAAAGGCGGCTAAGGAGAAAATGAGTGCTGAGGAGCGTGCTCAAGCTGAGGAGGCTGAGCGTTTGGCGGCACAAGCTCAGAAAGATCTTGATCTTACCATTAAGGGCTTAAAGCTGGATGTGGTAGATGCTGTAGCTGAGCTGGGGCTGGATGCTGGCTTTAGAAACCTGATCGCCGTGGATGATCTGGCTCGTATCTCTGATGAGGAGGAGCGTAAGAAAGCTCTTACTAGCAGAGTAAAGAATATGAAAGCTCTCTTTGATGCTGAGGTTAGTAAGGCGGTGGAAAAGGCTAAGGCTGAGTTTCTTAAGGGCTCCACTCCTGCTACTGGTGATAAGAGAGGCGGAGATGCCTCTGCCTATACTGATGCCAAAAATGCGGGTAATGTCAAGGGTATGATCTCCGCTAAGATGGCGGCTCACCGTAATCAGGGTGAGGATTAAACACTGATTACATTATCAAAAAACAGTAAAAGAACACTTTTAGGAGGTATGTAAAAATGGCTGATATGGTCAAGAGAAAAGATTTTCTCGCTAATGAGGTTGTGGATCTCCGTGATGAGATCGCTCTTACTTCCCCTACTGATACGCCTTTTACCACTTTGGTAATGGGTAGGGGTATGGTGGTACCCGCAAAGGATATTACCGTTACATGGCGTGAGCGTAAGCTCAATGAGGATCGTGGTACTTTGATCCTTGAGGGTGCTGAGGCTGGCACTCCTATTAAGTCTACCCGTGGCTCTCTGAGCAATATCTGTCAGATCATTGAGAAAGTTACTCAGGTGAGCGGTACAGCTCAGGCTCTTAATCCTAAGGGTATCGGTAACTCCTTTGATGCTGAAATTTCGGATCGCCTGATTGAAACTAAGCGTGATCTGGAGTGGTACTACCTGAATGGTACCAAAACTGAGGAGGCTGATAGCACTCCCCGCCAGATGAACGGTATTATCAATCTGGTAAACTCTGAGAATGTGATTGATGCTACTGAGGGGCTTATTGAGGATATGCTTTTGGATGCCCTCCAGAAAATGTGGGATCACGGTGCTCAGGGTGAATACTTTACCTTTGTTAATGCCGCTACTAAGCGTTTGATTAACAAGCTGGCTAAGGCTGGTGAAAATGTCCGCTTTGTTAAGGGTGATGAGGGTATTGGTAAGGCGTTTGGCGTTACCTATAACCGCTTTGAGAGTGATTTTGGTATTCTCAATTTGGTGCTGGATCGTCACATGGCGGCTACCTCTTTGCTGGCTGTGGATATGGAGCAGGTAGAGATTGCTGAGCTCCGTGGTACTTTCTATGAGGATTTGCCTAAGAGCGGTGATTACCAGAAAGGGCATATTATCAATGAGAGCACTATCAAGCTCCTCAATTCCTACGCTGGTGCAAAGATTATCAATATCTCTAAGCTGGCTGAGTAAGGGAGGTAAAGATCATGGCTAAGAAAACTGAGAATACTACCCCTGAGGAGATCATGGATCAGGCTACCCCTGAGGCTGAGGCTCCTACAGAGGGCAAGAATGAGGCTCCTAAAGCCGCTAAAAAGGTGTATAAGTTTGTTTCTGATAACAAGTTTCTCACCTGTACCGCTCTTGGCGTTCAGTTTATGAATGGCAAGGCAGAAACGGATAGCCTTGAGGTTGCTAAGGCTCTGGTTAAGATCAGTGGCGTTACTATGATTGAGGAGTAACCTCCTCAGTAAGGGGGTGCTTCACATGGATAGTAGAGAAAAATGCAGAATACTCTTAGGGCTTTCAGAGGATAACACTAAAAAGCTGGCTATCCTTGATGTATGCCTTGAAAAGGCTAGAGATGATATAGCTGATTTTTGTAGGGATACTTTCTATGATGAGGATGGGGCTGATGTGTTCCCTAGAGCCCTTAAGAGTGTGCAAGAGGATCTAGCGATAATCAAATATCGCAAGCGTGGGGCGGAGGGTGAAACCTCATATACTCTCAATGATGAGCAAGTATCTTTTGATGATCCGTTACCAGACAATGTAAAGCAGAGGCTTTACCCTTATAGGCGGTTGTTTCCTAGAGAAAATGAGCCGCTTGAGTAAGGAGGTAGCCTATGCTGGAGTTTGTGCTGGATAAAAAGTGTATAGTTAAGAGATACTCCTCTGAGCTGGGGGAATATAACCGCCCTAAGAAAACGCTGGAGGAGGTAGGCTCATACCTTTGCCACATTTCAGAGAATGATAATTCTAATACCTCTCAGCTCCAGCCTCAAAAGAATAACATTACAGATCTCAGCCTTTATACTGAGCCTGATGCGGATATTAGGTTAGGTGATGTGCTCTATATCTATGAGCTGGATGAGTATGATGAGATCATACCTAGCTCTGAGTATAAAGCCTTAGCTGATAAGCCGTACAAAAAGCGTACAGCTCTTAAGGTGCCTCTGGTAGGTACTCAGGAGGTGTAAGTATGGCTGATGATATGGGATTTTCTATAGATGGCTGGAAAGAGTTTGTAGAGAATTTCTCTAGGTTTGTGGATAACTGGGAGGCTAAAAAAGCTATCCTGTTAAAGCGTATGGGTAATATCTACCTGAGAAATGTACTCCCCTATGTGCCTGTAGATACTTCACGGTTGGTAGATAATATCTTTCTTTTCACGGAGGGAATACCTGAGGATTATGTAGAGGTGGGTACTAATGTTAAATATGCGCTCTATGTAGATGAGGGTCATGTACAGCATAAGCGATTTTTACCCGCTGATAGGCTGAGTGTAGGCGGTAAGGCTAAATATCTAAAGAGTAGGGATCAAAAAGGCATAATGCTTAAAGAGCGTTATGTGGAGGGTGCTCACTTTATGGATAAAGGCTTTACGGCGGCTAAGCCTAGCCTAACACGGATAGTAAAGAGCTTTATGGAGGAGTGCGCTAGAGAGGTAGAGGGAGGTAGGCTATGAGATTGCTTAACAGTGTTTGTAAGGTTATCGCCTCCGCCTATGCTGGTGTACCAGTACATATAGAGGAGGTGCCTAACGATTTTGAGAGAGGGTGCTTTTATGTATCCCTAACTACAGGGAGTGCAGAGCTCAAAAATATCAATGTGTATCAAGATGATCCTACTTTTCAGATCGTGTACTTTGGTGAGCGAAATGAGGCGGATCAAGTGGTAGCGGAAAACCTGTATAAGGTGAAAGAGGAGCTTAAGGCTCTGTTTTTACTGAAAACGGTAGTACCTGTTTTACCGCTTGAGGGCGTAAAGGAAAAACAGAGGTATGCAAAGATTGAGAGCTACTCCGATGAGATGAGGATCTCAGAGGGTGCGATTTATGCACGGCTGGTGCTGAATTTCACGGAGGATATACCTAAACCCGCTGATGAGTATGAGCTTATTGGTGAGGTTGAGGCAGTTGTTTCAGTAAGATCAAACGGTTAAAGGAGGTTAATACAATATGGGATTGCCTGATATTGTGATTGAGTTTTCTAGGAAAGCTGTAACGGCTATCCAGAGCGGTACTCTTGGGGTTGTGGGTATCATCCTCAAGGATACTAAAAATCATGGTGCTATGATCCTGAGAGGCGTTGATGAGGTGCCTGATGGTGATAGTGCCTTTAATGAGGCGAATACCGCCTATATTCAGAGAGCTTTTATGGGTGCTCCTACTAAGGTGATTATCTACACCTTGCCTCAGGATGCAGAGAATTACAATGAGGCTTTTAAGTATTTTGGTACTCAGAAAGTCAATTATCTGGTGGGTGCTCCTGATATTTCTGAGAGTGAGGCTCAGCTCTTTGATACATGGATCAAGGGTATCAGAAAGAGTAGCATCCGCCGCCCTGTAGCGGTTTTGCCTAATATTAAGGGTGATGCACGATCTGTAATTGATTTTGATATTGTCAATTACTCCGATAGTGATAAGCCTATGGCGGGTGAAACCAGTTTTACCAGAGCGGAGCTGTGTAGCCGTATCGCTGGCTTGCTGGCTGGCTTGGATTTGAGGGTATCGGCTACATTTAAGCCCCTCAGTGAGTTTACCCATATTCCTAGTGCTACGGATGATGAGGTAGATAAGGCTATTGATGAGGGTAAGCTGGTGCTCTATAGTGATGGTGAGCGTATCGTGATTGCTAGGGGTGTAAACTCTCTGGTTACTACCTCTGAGGTTGAAACGGATGATCTTAAGAAAATTAAGATCTCCGCTATTCAGGATCTCATTGAGGGCGATATTTACAGCACTATCAATAGCTCTTATATCGGTAACTACAGCAATAGCTACGATAACAAGTGCTTGCTCATTACCGCTATCAAGGGCTACCTTAAGGGATTGGAGGATACTGAGGGCGGCAAGGGCTATCTGAGAGCTAACAGCTCTACCATTGAGATCAATGTAGCTAAGCAGAAACAGTACCTTGAGAGTATCGGTATTGATTGCTCTGATATGACGGATCAGGAGATCAAAGAGGCTAACACTGGCTC